CCTTTTTCAAAGAAATAATCTTCAGTTTCAACAGGTGCTTGTGGATAACCAAACGCATCGACAGGATAATCTTCCCTTGTTTGTGAAACAAGGTATGTTGTTGATGTTTCTGTAAATCCAGTATATTGTACACCATAAATTGTGTAGGTATCACCTGAATTTAACACAGTAACAACATCTGTATATGTTCCACCCGTAATTTGGGCAAACTGTTCGTTGAACTGAGCCATGTCAATTCTTTGGTCGGCTAAATAAACGTGTTCGTTAAATTCAACTAATGAGTCAGGAGCACCAACCAATCTTAATGTAAACTCTATTGAACGTCTTGTTCCTTTAGATTTAAACAAATAAGCCGAGTTCAATATCAAATTTCTGTAAAACTGATAGTTGAGTTCTGATGGTGTTAATTCTCTTGAGAAACCAGCATATTGTGTAACTCCTGTTGAAGAATACACCGAATTTAAGAAATCCTCATTTGTAATTGGCGATATGTTTGTTGACCAACCTAATGTTTGTGCCAAGTTCTTCAACAACATTGACGGAATATCATTACCCGGTGTATAGTTCACAGAATTCATATACGCCAATGCGTCAATGAATATTTTGATTTGGTCGAAACTTCTTCCGTATATTTGTAATACTTTTGAAACTTTGTGGTCAGGTGTATCAAACTCCAAGAAAGATTCTGTAACCATGAATCTTGTAATTAAGTTTGTTTTGTAAGCATCGAACTCACTACCTATCGTATTAAGTTGTTCCAAGTAGTTAGTGAATGATGGTGTTCTGATATCTAAGTTCCATAAACCATCTTTGGGCCAAGTCGCTGATGAGTTTTGTAATACTACAGGTCCTGATTCAGGTTGAACAGGAACGTTGAATACTGCGGTGTATGGTGGTTGAGTTAATCTATTTAATAAAAACTTTTCAACCTCATCAAAATCCTCTGAAAATGTTTTTTCAACATAATAATCGTTAGGTCTAATAACCAAAGGTTTGATTGTGGTTGCCCCCGCAAAAGGTTGACCATTTACAATTACTTTAATTGTCCCACTAAATAAACTTGACGATGGTGTGAAATCAATAATTGTGTATGGAATCTCATCAACAACTAAAGCATAATCACGATACCTATTTGTCAAATCTCTAATAGGAGAAAAAGTTTGTTCTCTATTTTGAAGATTGATTCTTGAATTAACTGAATAATCTAAACTAAACGGGTTTTTAATTCTACTAACATCAATTGTTAATATAGTTTCATTTGATACTGAATTATAGGCAATATCGTATGCGGTATTTCCTGTTGTGAAATTATAATAATAGAAATCAATATCAATTCCCGCTGGGAAAAAATTAATAATTCTTTGTACCGAAACCTCAAATCTTTTTTGAAGAGAACCAAATATTGTAAAATTGGTTACTTGTGATAAATCAAAGTTAGGATAAACACGATATTCAGTTGCTTGAATTAATCTTGATTGGTTTACCGAATCAATATCCAAATCCTCCAAAGAAACAGGATTTTGAAATGTTCCAATATTAAAATTACGATTAACTTTTTCAGATATTCCAAAATCAAACTCAAAGTTACCTTGAGTAAGACCACCACCTTGCACGGTCTGTAACCCCACGATATTATCGAATGGTGTTGCAGCTCCTGATGCCCCAGTTGGAATAAATCTTCTAGCCATTATTGTCCTGTGATATTAGTGTAACTCTTACTGAAATCAATATTTTGATTTCTATTCTCTTTAACTTCATAAAGTAAGTTATTGAAGTCATCTTTAATCTCATAAAGATTAAATTGAGAGTAGATATTATTTTGTGTGTCGTAGATTGTGTAGATACCATCTTCCATCGACTTAGTTTGATTACCATAAAGAGCAATACCCAAGGTATCAATATCGTATTGTGAAACTTGAACTTCCAAAGTCAGAGGATTAAAGAATGTGTTTGACATTATAATCGTTTGAGCTGGTTGTCCGATAAATGGTGTTGCGTTAGGTTTGTTTGTCGGTGCCGAACTTGGTGACAAAGTACAGAACACCAAATTGGTTTGACCTTCAGTGTATCTATATCTAACGTTCTTTTGTTGTGTGTTTGTTAAGTTTTGAACAACAGGCTCACAATAAAAATTAGATGTAACAATTCTAAAAAAGTTTGGAATTTTACTTCCATCGGCATTTAAATATTCAACTCTAAATCCAACCAAACCTTGTGCAACGAATTTATTTACATATTGATTTGGTACGTTAGACAAATCAATAACGATACCTTTAACGTTTGGTAATGCGGATAAAACACCACAATCAGTAATTGTTGTTCTGATTTCAGCGGGTCTTATGTATAAAGTATAGATACCAATCTGAGTAAATGTTTCAGCCGGCAATCTAAGATTATACAAACCTCCAAGTATTTCATTTGTATTACCTCCCGTAGCCGCATTATTGAAATACGGTCTTAATATTGAGGTCGCATCAAGTTGTGTTAAGACAAAGTTATTTGTCACATCTCTTGATGGTGTGTAATTCATGATGATTTGCACGTCTTCGGGCGAAACATCAGCGGGTCTTATAGTTCCATAGGTTCCTGTAGCCATTTTATGTTACATTAAAAAAATTATATCCATAATTTATAAGTTCTCCGAGATTATTAACTTCGCCAATTCTTTGTACTCTTTCATAAGCGGTGTTATTACCTCTCTCTATAAATACATTTGATTGTACTTCTGCTTGCGAAATTATTCCCAAAAGTAATTCATCTTTTATTAAAGGTTCAGCAACCATCCAATCCGCAACCAATCCTGATGATTCAACAAAATATATTGTATCACCATTTGCATAGTCAACGTAGTTAACATCTTGAATTGTGTAGGCTGTATAAACCAAGTTTATTTCTGTTATAATACCATAATCTATTAGATTTTTTTGTACAGGTACCAATAATTTATAAGGTGTTGCACCATATTGTTGTAACTCAGTTATTCTTGATTGAGTGTATCCACTTATCACAAATGGAACTGTTACATAATCCGAAGAAACTTGGTCAGCAACAACATTGTTTGAATCTCCCGTAAAAATAAAATCATAAGATATTGGTGTACCACTCCAAGAACCAACATTTGGTGTGAAATATGCCGTTCCATTTGGATTAAAATCAGGAACCAATACATATGGTGTTTGAATATTTTTTTGTACCTTTGTGTTACCCCAAGGATTAGTTTGTGATAATGTTATCGTGTAACCACTTGGGTTTGAATTGTAGGTATGTGATATTGAATCGGGCGTATATGATGTTACGACTTGAGGAGGCGTACCATCCCCCCAATCTATAAAATAATTTGAAAGTTGTAGATAGGCATTGAACTCAATATCCGCAGTATTATAAACATTCCAAGTAAACGGATTTGTTGTTGTGGATGAAAAAATAAAATTGGTTACAACATTTTGTTGTGAGATTGCACCATCAAAAACTGAATAGTATCCCAAATCAATTGTATTTTGAACGAGTAAGATTGGGACGGTTAAACCTGTTAATAAAGATGTGTCGTTTGTACCACCCGTTAAAACTTGGGTCATTGCAGAATACACACCATATGTTTGACCTGATACGGTAACATCTGAAATCACCGTTTGTAATACTTCGGGTGATACCAAAATTCTCATTACTTGTGTTTCCATTATTGAGGATTTACATATTCATACCATTTTATCGGAGCACTTACCGTACCAACTCTATTACCATTTGGATGATTAAACACCTCAAATGTTTGTGTTGGGTAATCTAACTTTACTTTGTAATAGAAATAATCTTCAGGTGGAAAATCAAAAGGGTTACTCGAATTTTGTTGTCTATTCATCATTTTTATAAATGTTCCATTGTCAGCATTGAAAAACTTTGCTGTCATATAAAATGTATCAACATTTAAAAAATTTCTTTTCTTTAACCAATAAATAAAGAACCCTTCTTTATCACCAATATAATCCAATGTGTATTTTGGTCTTCTTATTTGAACTGGCGTTGTATTTGATAATACCGCAGGTGTCATATATCCTTGAGACACAGGCAATATTGTGGTTAAATAAATTTTTTGTGTTAGTGTTGTTGGACTATCATAATAATCAATCTTCCAAAAAGACTTTGAGAATTTTCTTTGGTAGTAATATATTTGATTCACACTAAACTTTGGTATGTATGAATTTAACCAAGTTGGTGTTGTGGCAATTGGGTTATTCAAATAAAACTCATAATTCAACGATGTTTTTGTTTGGTCATAAATTGCATGGTCAAATCTTGTAACCTCAAAGTCATCATCTTTGTTTAATATTTTATCAACAATTGTTGTTTCA